AGATTCTTGGGAAGTTTTCAAGATCTGCTGTACTAATCCAAATATCGCCTGTTACTAAGTTTCCAGAATCTGAACGATCGCCGTCTTCTGGTGCAGTAGCAGAAACTATTGGACCTGCTGCATCTGGTGCATTTGCTGGAGTAAGATCATGGTATGGCGAATCGCTATTTAGATATCCGACCCACTTGCTTCCGTCGTGTACCATAATGTCAACTTCGTCAACTACACTACTATACCATAGTGCGCCGTCTGCTGCTAGTGCAGTTGGTGCATCATCACTTGCTGTATATGTAAGTTCTTTCCAAAGTGTTGCAATATATTCATCTGATGCGCCACTTGGAGTATCATAGAAGTTTACAGTTCCTGCTTTAGTTGAATAGTTCCACGCAGTAAATGCATCTGCTAACGGCGTATTTGCACCATCAACAAATCTAATATCGCCGCCAATAGCATGTGTTATTATAACTCTGTTGCTTGAGTCAACACTAGCAGTAACGTTAGTTAATCCTGCTGTGTTAACTGCTGTTGCCATTAAATCTGCATCACTTGCTGCACCTGTTGCAGTAAATGGAACGTTTACAGGTGTACTTAATGTTGCACTACCTTTTACTGTTTCACTAATAGTAAACGCATTGCTACCAGATGTAAATGTAGTATTGTTGACTATTCCACTAGTAATGGTTGTAGCACCTGTAGCATTACGCTTGTAAAGAGTAAAGTTAGCTAGGTTTGTTGCTGATTCTGTAACATTTGCCATTGCATAAACATTAAGCGATGTTAGATTGGCTCCGCCACCTGTTTTATCTAGGCCAAGCAATGCTGCTGAGTTTGAAGTATAAATCGGTGTGCTTACTGCATCCCATAGTTCAGTTGAACCATTCCATACTTTTGTTTTCCAATCTGCACCACTGTTTGGTGTAGTTGTTTTAACCCATACACTTCCTGTTGGACGAGATACTGAGTCTGCTGTTTTCCATTCTGGAACGCTTGTGTGAGCAGATGCTTGATGTGCTGGAGGATAATATGTTCCAGCAGTAATACCTGCATCAGTTAATGGAGTTCCTGTACCGTTACCAAGAACGATATTTGAATGTGTTGCGCCAGTATTTTTAAATACTAATCTATTGTCTACTGCCTGTGCAGTGATTCCAACAGCACCTAATGCTGTATTGATATCACTTACTGCTGAAGCAAGACTAGTTCCAGATAATGTAACTGTTACACTAAGACCTTCTGCAGATCCAATAGTAATAGTATCGCTTGCTGTAAATGTAGGAGTACCTGCTGTGCCTGTTACTGAAGGCCAGCTGCCTTTCCAGTCTGCACTACCAACTTGTACCCAAGTACCTAAAGTATTTTTATACCATACACGAATAATAGTTGAAACTGCTACAACTGCATAATCGCCAACAGCACCTACTGAACCTTTTGGAGCATACGGTGACGATCCTGTAGTTTGTGTAGAATCTGTAATAACTGTTAGTGTCTTGTTAGTAAATGTTTGACCAACTTTATTAGTTGCTGATTCGGCAGTGCCGTTCCATTCAAAAATACCAAACTTTGTTACTTGTGTATCTAACCAATAAGTTCCGTTTAATGGATTTGCTGTTGTTGGTGTTGAACTAGCTGTTAGTGCTGCAAGATCAACGTCTGCTCTCACTACATATGCTCTGTTGCTTACACCTAAATATGAATATGCTGCCTGTAGCCCGTATTCATTTTGCTCGCCGCCATGAATAGGATTGTTGTTAGCATCTGTATAAAATGTAGGATCACCAAATGTATCTACTAGATCTCGCTGCGATGTTAGTAGGTATGGTTTACCTGCATTGGCTTTTTGCGTTCCTGGTGCAATACCAGTTCCTGCGCCGTTTGTTTTATTTTCGCTAGTTGCGACAAATATTATAGGTACTGTGCCTGGTTCTGCCGGAGTATAAAAACTCTCGTCAATAACGCTGACCTCTACACCTGGTGAAGTTAATGCCATTTTAATTTTCTCCTGTAAAGTGTTTCACTTACAACTATTTAGCAGATCAGTGGAGAAAAAGGCGGTTTTTAGGGGTTAAGTACGTATATAACTCATTAGCTGATCTACGTTAAACTTTAAATCTTCTAATGTACCATTGTTATCAATAGTGAAATCTGCCATCCATTGTTCAAGACTCATACTGTTTTTTGATTCGGGCATTAGGTATTTGCTACGATCAACCCAGATACAATAATCAAATACACCAGTGTTTTGCATTGCAAAAAATTCACGCTTGTTTCGTAGCCCACAATAGATATCGTAAGCAGCAAACATTTCTCTACCTAGAGTCGCTGCATCAGGTACATTATAATCGCAGATAGCATCATACCATTCTGCTCTGTGATTATGCCTGTCAGCATAACACTCTTCTTCGCTAGAATATCCATACTTGTCCTTTAACTGATCATATATAAATAATTTAGAACAAAACTGGCTACTACTTTCAAAAGTATAACCGTAATGATCTCTTAATATTTCACACACAGTATCTTTGCCGTGTCTGCCATGACCTATAACTAATAACTTTTTATTCATACGTTTAATATAACATATTATTTAGACTTTGTCAATATCCATTTTGAAAAAAGATCTGCCCAATCGTTGTGTGCTTGTTCAAGAGGATGATCTGATTCTTTTCCTTTTTCATATTTAAACGCTGTTGCCCAATCCCAAAATCCAAGACCGTCTTTGGTGTGTATATTATTAGGACGATTTAATCTTGCAATCATGTCTTGTAAAAAAATATTATCTTGATTTAATAACTCAGGTTCTATATCGTTAAACGCAGATGTATAAAAATACTTAATATTATTATTTTCAAGCCAGCTTGTTAAATATTCTAGTTGCTGTAGTGGATAATATACATGATTATCGTGTGTGTCACGCCTAGCATAAAACTCTACATTTGTTCGTGTTAGATGTTCCGATGCCCACATTTGTCTTCTTCTGTATAACATCTCATTTGAATAACCTTTGGTCTTACCGTCTCCATCTGAAGGCAACGAAGTTAAAAATCTATCTTCGTGTGTTTTTATTTTTCTATCTGGAGGATATATACTAGGATATTCTCTACGCAAAATACTTGTCCACATTACAACTACAACAATGTCTTCTGGGTTGTGTATTCTTAACTGGTGGCGGGTTTGATATATTATACGCCTAACTATACTTCCATAATCGGCACCCGGTACAGCAGTATTATCAACAGTTGCATTAGTAAACATTTTTTCTTGGAGCAAGTTGGGCCAGGCTGTATGACTCAACTCCTGACATATACCTTTGTGAGCACGTTCCCAATCCTCATCGGCAAGTTCAGAGCCTGCTGTAAAACTACAACCGCCTGCTATTACTTTTTTGATATTATTAAATCTATTATCCAATTAAAAAACCGTAGCCAACACCACCTGCAACAGACATAGCTAAGTCGTTGTCAAGTTTTTCCATTTCCTGTTGAGCTTCGGCTTTGAGTGAATCACCATTGAGTGTTGTTCCACCACCCGGTCCGGCAATAGTAGCAAACTTACTACGTGCTTCACCTAGCATATATTTACAGTTAGCAAGAGTATATTCTTTAATCCACTGAAATGCTTTGTAGTCTTTGTACAACTCAAAGTCAGGTCTGTGATTATAACAATATAGCAATACTTCTTCCTCAGCTCTTGGTCTTGTTAATATAGTTAGTTTTTTTGTACTAGTGTTCCAAACAAATTCGATAAAACTACCAAACATTCTTCCTACTAGCTCTTGTTGTTGAGCAAAGAAATCGTATGTAGCAAGTCCGCCAATACCACTACCTGCTAACAAGTATGTGTTTGTATAAGCAAGGTTAAACGGTTCAAAGGTTGTTCCACCACTGTTGCCGCCCAATCTACTTCCTACACTGCGTCTATGCACTTTGCGTACTTCTATTATTTCATTAGGTAGTGTATATGCATTAACGTCTTCTGTTAGTGCAAGAGTAATATAACTTTCTTCAACACTGTTTTCACTGCGTTGTCTGTATCGTGCAGTTGCTTTTCCTAGTGCAGTTTCGTAGTGTATAGGATCTAATTCTACATCTACCATTCCACCACCTAAGAAAGCGTTTACATAATCAAATACTTCTTGTTTTTGTGTTGTTAAGTCGGTCATTGTTTGTCTCCACTAGTATTTATGCTAAATATACATATGCCGAGACTTAGTTTATACAGACCCGAAAAAACAAAAGATTATTCCTTCTTAGATGGTGTTGTCTACGAACAGTTTACTGTTGGAGGAACTGATTTTAATATTCACAAGTACCTCGGACCAAAGACCACATTAGCAGAGGATGCAACAGTTGAGCAGCCCATTTACGATGTTGTTAAAGAAACTAATATACAAGACTTATTATTTTTAGAAAACAGAGATCGCAAATATGATGAAGACATTTACACTATTCGAGGCCATTATAACTTGCAAGATCAAGATTTTGATCTAAGTCAGTTTGGATTATTTTTACAAAACGATACATTGTTTATGACCATACATATTAATAGCAGTGTAAAAACATTAGGCAGAAAAATTATGCCAGGTGATGTTATTGAACTACCGCATATGAAAGATGAATATGCTGCAAATGATTACAATGTTGCACTAAAAAGATTTTATGTAATAGACGAAGTTACTAGAGCAGCAGAAGGATTTAGTCAAACTTGGTATCCGCACTTGTATAGATTACGTGCAAAACAAATACTAGATTCGCAAGAATACAAAGATATTTTAGATTTACCTGCAGAAGAAGGTAGTGCAAATACGCTTAGAGATGTACTCAGTACATATGAAAAAGAAATGCAAATAAACGAAGCTGTTATAGCGCAAGCAGAAGTTGATGTTCCTCTTAGTGGGTATTCTACTATACAGTTCTATACACTACAGTTAAGTGATACAGGTGAAGTTGAAATTGTTAGTACTGACTATGACAGTTTATTAGCCGATGATCAGATAACAGCAGACACTGTTTTTGTTACACCTGATGGCAATGGTTACCAAGGTTATTTGGTCGGCGATGGTATTCCACCAAACGGAGCACCATACGGTCAAGGCATTGGGTTTCCGGGTGCACCAGAAAGTGGAGATTATTTTTTAAGAATTGATTTATCTCCTAATAGATTGTTTAGATACGATGGTAATAGTTGGCGCAAGATCGAAGATGCGGTTAGAACTACCCTTACACAAACTAGCGGACGTGATACTCTAAAAGGAACATTTATAAACAATCTAACTGTAAATACTATCAGCGGTGAAGATGTAGTCGAAAGACAAGCTCTCAGCAAAGCTCTAAGAGCAAAGGCAGGTGACTAATGCAATACTTTTATGATGGACAAATACGTAGATACATTACACAGATCGTAAGAGCATTTAGTAACTTTAGCTATCGTGACGGCGAAGGCGATATCAAAGTAGTTCCAGTTCTGTATGGTGATATTACAAGACAAGTTGGTAGTATTATTAGAGAAAACAGTGATAACAAACTACCAAGTGCTCCTCGAATGGGTGTGTATATTACTAGTTTACAAATGGATAGATCACGACTGAGTGACAGTAGTTATGTTAGTAAAATTAATCTTAGAGAAAAACAGTTTGACGAAAACACCAGTAGTTATATAGCACAACAAGCCAAAGGCTATACAGTTGAACGATTGCATCCAACTCCGTATACATTGAGTGTTAATGTTGATGTATGGTCAACTAGTACTGATCAAAAACTACAAATACTTGAACAAATTTTTATGTTGTTTAATCCAGACTTAGAGTTTCAAACATCTGACAACTATGTAGATTGGACTAGTTTAAGTGCATTGTATTTAGAAGATATTAACTTTAGTAGTAGAACTATTCCTGTAGGAACACAAGATGATATTGATGTTGCTACATTAGGATTTACAGCACCAATATATATTTCTCCACCTAGTAAAGTTAAAAAGCTAGGCATTATAACAGATATTATTACAGGTGTTTACAGTCAAGATGCTGGCACTATCAGTTTAGAAGGGTTTAATCCACCAACTAGTTCAGACCAAGGTGCTGCAAGTGGTGTTACTGTATTACCAGATGGTACTGTTGTTAATGCAGGAAATGTTGGCATTACTAGTACTTCAAGTGTAAGCAGCACAGGTTTAGATTTAAGCAATCCATTAGTTGTAAGTTATAGAGATTTTGATCTTATAGTTGACGACGACGAGGCTAAACTAGCTAAAAACAAATCACTACGAGTAGGAGATATTAGTTGGCTAAATGTTATAGAAGCAGAACTACCAGCAAAATATCAACCTAACATAAGTCAAATAAGATTACGTAGAGCAGAACTTACCGGCGAAATTGTCGGTACATTTAATATTTCAAATGACGATAATAATATAATGATTATCGATTGGGACGAGGATACATTACCTTCTAATACTATCATAGAAGGTCCAACTAAAACTGACGGAACGATTGATTATATTATTAATCCAATAAGTTTTAATCCTCAAACAATAAAAACACCTGGTGTTAGATTATTATTGTTAGGCCCAATAGGTTATAAAGTTGAACGTAGTTTTAAAGCTACTACTAGTAGTAATAGAATAGATACTGATATTGATTTTACTATTTCGTCTAGTGAGTTAGCTGATAGAGCAGGAGACGAGCGTGTTACAAGTTTTGAAGTATTTGTAAACGGAACACCTGTAGTAGCAACAAAGTCAAACATTGATGATAAGTTTGTTATAAATCTAACTACAGCATACAGTATCGACGACACTGTCTCGTATGTACTTAATCTAAATGAAAAAGGTCCTGATGCTTGGAAAAATGTAGACGATACAGATTTTTCAGCTGATGCAAATGATATAGTTGAA